TACTAAAATTTGTTTCTACAGAGGGTTCATCCATTACAACAGGCTCTTCTGCAGTTGCAGAAATAGCACCAAACATGCTAGCTGCTACATCGGCTGTCATGCTTTGAATTGCATCAGCTGCTTTTGCAGTCATAATGCTATCAATAGCAGGAGCAAGATTTACTGCGTCCTTAGCCCATGCATAACCTAAAACATCACCTAAAGTATAATTATCACTCATCTTACCCTCATAAAATCTGTTATTAAATTATTTATAAATTACCTACCAGCACCATCTATATTAGGAGTGGTTGTACGTGGCTGTGCTTGTCTACTTTGACCATTTGCTTGATCATCTACAATATTATCTTCACCATCACCATCATCCTGTACAGCACTACCTTCATCGTTTATTTCTTCTAGCATCTGTTCTATTTGTTCATCAGTCTGCATAAGAACATTCTTACGAACCCAATTATCAGAATAATACTTACCAATATATGGAATAATATTCTGAAGGTTCTGAAGTCTATTCTGTAGAACTTCTGCTTCTTTGAATTCTTTGAAATGATTATCTACTGTATAATCAAAAGTAATAGCGTTAGAGATTTCTTTCCAATCTTCTTCTGCAATAATACCTTTAAGAATAAGTTGTTTTTCTAACGCCTTTAAGAAGATATGAGAAAATCTTCTTCTTAGACGGCCTGCAAACTTAGTAAACTTTACTTCGTCTCTAGTAATTTCAGCAGCTCGTCCAAGATTAAATCCTGGTTCAGAAGGCTGTAATCTGGATACAGGAACGTTTAATGACTGAAACAGCTTCTTCTGAAAGTATTCAACATCACTCATTTCACCAAGATTTTGACCAGCAGGCAAAGTAGTAATTTCTGTACCGCGGTTACCTTCACGGCGAGGAAGCCAATAATCTTCAAGCATAGTCATATACTTGCGATCATCTCTAATATCACCAGTAGTAGCGTCGTATACAAGACGATTTTTATGCTTAACCATCATCTCTCTAAGATATTGCTCTGCTTTAATCTTAGGAAGGTTACCTACGTCAATATAGAAAATACGGCGTTCAGGTGCTCTTGAAATGCGGTAAATAACTGTAGCATCTTCTAGAGTTCTTAACTGATTAAGAGGCTTGATAGCTTTCTGAAGATGTGAGTATACCATAGCATTGTTCTTATCCATCATACCTGAGGTAGCATGAAGAATAGAATCTACAGAAATTCTTACACCTGTAACTGCATTACCAGTAGTATCTAAAGGAAGACCTGCATTACCACCTGCAGGCATAAAGTTTCTTTCATTGTAAATGTAATACTCATTTACTTTGGCAGTAACAGTAACTTGACCTTTAGGCTTTCTTTTTACTTCGCGAATCTTTCTTATCTTTCTTGGATCAAGATAGCGAAGTTCTCTAATTCCGTTTCTAGGATTATTTTCATCAATGATGATATGGTAGAATATTCTACCATCTACATACCATCTTTTAAACAACTCATAAGCTTCGTTTTCAAAATTAAGAAGCTCTTTTACATTGTTAAATTCGTCTCTAATTCTTTGTTTGATAGCGTCAGAATATTCTAGCTTATCAGTGTTAATGTCTACAATAGTATCAGCATCAGTGTCAATACATTCATTGACGATATCATCTATAGCCATTTCAATTTCTGGCTGTAAAGATATTTCTCTATACTTGGATACTAATTCTGCTTCTGTTCTCGCCGTACCATCTAAGTCAACATAGGTGCCATATGCACCACCAGCAGCGACAACAACAGCACCGTCATCTTCGATTGGCGGTGCAAATGACTCTACAGGAGCCTCTTCTTTTCTTTTGATTTCAAAACCGAACAAATTTACCATAATATTTCCTTAAGAAAAAGAGAGCCGTTAACGTATTATTTATTAACGGCTCTCAGCTTAATTCTTAAGCACCACCGGCGTTGCCAGTCACACTATTCAGCACTTCAAAAGTATCATATTGGAATACTACTTGGAATTCCTCAATTTCATCAACAGCAGCCCAGGCAAGATCAATAGGAGCAACAGTCTCTGGATAGATTCCATTAAACTGATAAACTCTAAGGATCTCACCGGCCTTACCGAACTGTGTTACAGTTGCTTGTGACTTATAAAGTGAAGGTGCACCTGAACCAAGAGCAGTTACGTTCTGCTGATAAAGATTGATGGAGTTATTCCATTCTTCCATAGCATTGCGGATAAGGAAGTCTTCATCATTAATAATAGTAACTGTCCAAGGATCAAATCTACGATCACCGGCCATCTTAAGCTTTCTACCAAAGTAAGGCACCTCGATGAGCCCCAGTGTTGAACTGGGGATCTGAGCTGTCTTGCAGAGGAATGGAAGCTTAAGATCAGCAACTGGGTTAACAGGGTTGCTGATAATTACTTGGAATAGTGAGGGTCTTGCACCACCAAATGTTAGTTGTGCGCGGATGTCATTAATATTGAATGCCATTTTTAATTACCCCTCTCAGAATCGTCCAACAATTTCTTCGAATTCTACGCCAGTGCGTACAGCCACGAAGTTAAGCTGGATGAAGTTGATTGAACGAGCTGGCTTGATGTAGATATCACCAATAAACTCATTTCTATCAATTACTTCTGGAGTGTTATTGGTGTTATCGCAAACCACTCTGAAGTCGTAGATGCCTCTGCGACCCTGTACATCTCTTAAATAAGGCTCTACAAGATTGCGGAATGACGCTCTAGTAAATTCATCGTTGAACTCAAATAGAGCACTCTTAGCAGCAACTGCAATTGCCTTTTCAAGAACGATGAACAATCTACGTACGTTAATACGATCGAATGCTGAAGGTCTTGCAAGAAGTGTTTTGTCACCATAAAGCACCACACCTTGACCAGGGAAGTTAACAACTGGGTTAACACCTGCCTTATAAAGCTGATCACGATCTGCCTTATCTGGGTTATAAGCTAGCTTAATGATGTTCTTAATATTACCACGGTTAAATCCTGCAGGAGAGAACCATGGATCACGAGTATTATCAGTGCGCACGCAAAGACCAGCAATATCACCGTTCATTGGTACCCAGCGATATACATCGTTATACTTGTCGTATTGATACTTTGCACTTGAGTCTAGAACTGCATAGGATGTTGATCTTAGTAGATTTCTAAATCCTACTACGTTATCAAGCTCTCTTCCTGGTACATTTACTGTATCAGAAGTTTCTGGAGAAATAAACACTACGCAATCTTTACGATTTTCTGCAACGTTGTCGATGATGTAGTTAGCAACTTGCTCACCTGAACCACCGCGTGCTTTACCTGCAAGTACAAGTGAGATATCAATATCTTCAGATGACTTGAAGAGATCGTATGCAGTCATAATCTTAGAGATGGCAATGTTAGACTCATCATCATCAGTGCCACCACCTGCAAATGAGTAAGTCTTTATTGCATTCGTGTTAGAGTTAGCAGCTAATGCTGAAGAAGTTGCAGCTCCAAAAATATCATTTCCTGGCCATACCCATTGAGAATTATTCTTAAGAACATCCTTATAGAATACAGATCCACCCTGTTCACCCTTAGCGTCGGAAGCTCTTGAAACATTCTTCCATACTTCAAGAATTTGACCAGGGATACCAGAAATCTGACCGTCCTCATCTGCTACTATAATATGCATTTCATCATTTATCGTAGCATTAGCGTTTCTAGTTGAAACATAATTGGATGTACCAGGAGCTGCTTCAACTGAATTAAAGTATTCCCAGTATCTAGTTACTGAAGCAACTTCTAATCCTGTTGAAGAATCAGTAGTATTTGCCCAGTTAGTAATATTCCAATTTGACTTCAATGACTGACGGCTTGCAAGAGATATAACAACGTTTCCAGAACCATTATGAGCAACGTTAGTTACCTTTAAGTACTGAGAACCAATAGTTGAATTACCTACAAGAAGATAATCACCTACTGTTAAATTGTTAGCAAAAGTATTGCAATAAGATGCAGCATCAGCTCCTACAACATCAAGAGAGAGTGAGGTAGAATTAATATCAATATAGAGTGTTACTCCGTTTGCAGTATATGTATTATTAGCAATAGGAATAATTGATATTGCCTTAGAGTAAGCATTAGATGACGGGCACACGG